ACCCAAACGGATCTGATGTATGGAATTCTATGGTTCCTACAGAATGGAGAACCAACAGAATAGAGCTCTTTACGCCATAAAACGTGTATATATACTTTATCATTTGAATGATAACAACAAAAATAAATTAACTATGAAAAAAATAATGCTAATCGCAAGCGCAATGCTTGTATCACTGACGGGCGCACTACACGCGCAAAATAAAAACATTTTAACATATCTTGAGGCTAGTCAAGCAACTGTTAAAACTCCAGAAGAAAAAGCTTTAAAAGATCAATATACTTCAAGTCTTGGTGAAGGTTGGAAAGACACATGGCGCAACAGCACATTGTCACGACCAAATGATCACCTTGTAGAAATTTATATTGCAAAGGGTGATTTTCCTGTTACTCTATGGTTTTTGGACCCTTTTAAAAGTTTAACTGCACCTAAAAAACAAGAATTGTTAACATACATTGGTGGTAAAACCAAACTTACTAAAAATGATTTTATTTTGGTAAAAACTTTATCAATGTACAATTCTTCAACAGCTGCTCGTAAAGATGACCTTGTGCAATTCTTAAGCACTGGACCTGACATCCAAGGTGAAGAATACTTTCAATTTTTAATCAGTAACTTAGAAGTTCGTGGACTTCGTAAGCCTAATGTTTGGCAATCAGCATTAACAATAAGCGAATGGTTTACACTTGCAAGCGCAAACTCGCATTTCTCTCCTGTTACATTTGCAACTGGTCGTGATGCAATTGCAATGAAAGCTGCTCGACTGCTTCTTGAAAAACGAAAGGCAGAAAAGCTTTCAGTTGACGGCGCCGAATTTGATGCAGCATTTGCACCAATTCTCAATGCTCTTAAAGCTCCAAAATTTGCTGGACTTTCAGAGGCATGCAGAACTGTTGGTATTGATATGGAACTTACCGTCTTTTCTGCAAATCTCGCAGCCACTAATATTGATTGGAGCACACAAGAAGCAGTTGCTGCAACTGTAATTTCTGCAGCTGAACGTAACGGTAAATTTATTACTCTACAAGGAGTTGAATTACCTTATGAAGCAGGTCTTGGAAGTGTAATGTTTATTAAAGGCGAAAGTGCATATAACACATGGCGTGAAAAAACCATTGCTAAGGATTAATTATGAAATTAACAACTCTTATTGTATTAGCGTTTTTTAATATTGCACATGCAAATACATATCCTAATTGTACAACTGGATCAAACTTGCTTGTACAATCTGAAGTGATTCGTTTTCGTGTAGCACCATTTTATGGAGAAATTTTCGCTAATACAATAACAGTTGAAGCTATTAGAACTTCTTTTAAACAATATTCGATTGGCACTTTAATGGAAAGTGTATCACCCCGTTTAATTGGCAATGTTCCACAATTTTCTAAGTATAATTTAAACGACAAATGGCAATTTGCGCAAATTGCTGCATATGATGGAAAACAAGAGTCTACTAGAAATCTTGTTGGGATTAATCCTGTTGATGGTAATAACATTCAAACATTAAGAACATTAAGAACATTTGCGCAAATTGCTGCATATGAGGCAAAGAATGTTTTGTCGACGAAAAATATTGGAAAAATTGCAACCATTGATACACCTGATCCATTTTCTATAAGACTAGAATTTGATTGGGATGAACCTCATGGACAGTTTATGCATCAATTATTAATTGATATTAAAGCTGCTAAGCAAAGAGGAGATACTGAGACCTATAAAAGGCTGTCAGCACAATACCAAGCATGGGCTGACCAGTACTTAATTAAAGGTACACCGCCTATGGTTATGGAATAATCATTATTTTATAAATAACATTTATGGCACGACCTACTACACGACAAGGATTGATTGATTATTGTTTGCGCACTTTAGGTGCACCTGTAATTGAAATCAACCTGGATGAGGATCAAATTGAAGATCGTGTTGATGAAGCTCTACAATACTATCAAGAATATCACAGTGACGGTATTGTTCGTAGTTTTTATAAGCACATTGTTACTCAAGCTGATTATGACAATAATTACATATCAATTCCTGAGGATATTATTGTTGTTCTTCGTGTATTAAAAATTAATACAGGATATGCCGCGGATATGTTTAACATTAAGTATCAAATGTTTCTTAATGATCTTTACGGTCTCCGCAATCCTGAAGGATTGGTCAATTATGAAATGACAAAACAATATCTTGGTTTGATTGAAATGACTCTTACAGGTCAAAGCCAACAAATTAATTTTTCTCGTCATATGCATACGATTAAGATTCATGATGATTGGAAATCACATGTTAAAATAGGACAATATATTATTATTGAAGGATATCAAACACTTGATCCTCAAAATTATCCTGACATTTATAATGACATGATGTTTAAAAGATATTTGATTGCATTGTTAAAAAGGCAGTGGGGTCAAAATTTATTAAAATTTGAAAATATGGTACTTCCTGGCGGTGTAACACTTAACGGCCGACAAATCTACGATGATGCACTTGCTGATATTGAAAAGATTGAAGCCGACTTTGAATTGAAATTCAGTTTTCCGCCGGATTTTTATTGCGGTTGATTTATAAATATCTACAATGGCCCGCAACGTCTATATAAGTCACGGAACAAAAAGTGAACAGTCGCTGTATGATGATATTATCATAGAGGCCATGAAAATTTATGGTCATGATGTATACTATATTCCAAGAAAAATTGCAAAAATTGATGGCATACTAAATGAAGATGTACTATCACGTTTTGATTCTGCATTAAAATTGGAAATGTACATTGAAAACTTTGAAGGACTGGAAGGTGATGGAAAGCTTTTTACAAAATTTGGTTTTGAAATTCGTGACCAACTTACCTTTATTGTAAGTGACAGACGTTGGAATTCCATGGTCGGCCGTTTTGGTTATACTCAAGGTGGTGTCAGACCACGTGAAGGTGACCTTATTTATTTGCCATTAACCAAAGGATTATTTGAAGTGCGTTTTGTTGAAGATAAAAAACCATTTTTTCAAATAGGTCATATTCCAACATTTAAACTTACATGCGAACTGTTTGAATATTCCAATCAAGAAATTGATACAGGTGTTGCTGCAGTTGATCATATTCAACAAGTTAATCAACAGGCATCCAACTACAAAGTAACATATAGCGTCCCTACCGTTAAATTTAAATTGGGTGAAACTTTGACTATAACACTTCCAAATGATATAACTGGATCGGTTGAATTTCTTGAATATGAAAAAGATCTTAATGGATTGGATATTGTACGCCTTGGCACCACAACATTCGACGATGGTTCCTACCATGAAATAATACCAAATACAATTCTCACAGGAACATCTAGTGGTAGTATCGCAACAGTTGTATCATTAATAGAAAATACAAATGTAAGAGATTCAACATTTGGAAATGATGATGGTATGCAAAATTCTAATTTTAAAACAATAGGAGCAAATGGATTTATCGACTTTTCAATTGATAATCCATTTGGGGAACCAATACATGATACAATATAATTATGCTTGACAATCCTTACTATTACAACGGTACCATTAAAAAAATTATTGCGGTGTTTGGTAGTATTTTTAATAATATTCATACTGCAAAAATAATTGATGGTAAAATGACAAACATAACACGTGTTCCATTGGCATATGGCCCTAAGGAACATACTCTTATGAGATTAAATTATAACAATGATCCTGATTCAATAGGTGGTCCACGACCTCTTGCCATAAGAGTTCCAAGAATGAGTTTTGAAATAACAAATATCGAATATGATACCGCATCAAAATTGAATCGTCTCAATCAAACACTAATTCCGATTGGTGGTACTACAATGTCCAAAGCACGACAATGGCAAAGTGTTCCGTATAACATTGGTTTACAATTAAATGTGTATGCACGAAACCAAGATGATGCACTTCAAATCGTGGAACAAATATTTCCCATTTTTACACCTGAATATACAATTGCTGTAAAAGATTTGGAAGGCCCAAATACTTCAATTGATGTTCCTATCACATTAACAGGTGTCGCATTTTCCGATGAGTATGCAGGAAGTTTTGAAACAACCAAACGAACATTAATTTACACTCTTGAATTTAATGTAAAATGTAGATTTGTTGCAGCTCCAAACACCAATGTTGGTATTATCAAAACGGTTGAAGTACAACTTTATGATACTACACTTACAGATAATCCAGATGATGCATGTGGAGGAGTTAAAGTTGAAGTTGATCCATCAACTGCAGGACCTAATGATGTACATACCATAAAAACAACATTTGGTTTTATTTAATACAAAATTTATATTATGTTAAATGTTAAAAAAACAAAGGAAGATATATTATCAAATTTGAATGCAAATTTACCAATTGTTCAAAACAATGGTACGCAATCAAATGTCAAAAAAGGACCGTCCAATGATGATATTATTGTTGATGCTGAGGAAGATTATTCCTTTGCAAGAGATCATATTAAAAAATTAATAAATACTAGCGATGAGGCAATTGCCACAATGCACGCACTTGCATCGGATGCTGAACACCCAAGAGCATTTGAAGTATTATCGGCTATGATAAAAAGTGCGGCCGATATGAACAGTCAATTACTATTGCTACAAAAGGAACGTAAAAAGATTGTTCAAGAGCCTGAGCCTGGATCGGTAAAAAATACCACAACAAATAATTCCATATTTGTAGGTACTACAACCGAATTACAAAAATTACTTAAAGCAAATACAACGGACAGTATTGATATTTAATACTCGCTCCGCGAGCCTAAAGGACAATATGTTTAGGCGTGATTGGAATCTAATAGTATTATAACATATTGTAGAAATTTGTAAACCATAAAATAAATTATTTTAACATGAAAGGCAATAGTTTCTACCTTGGAAACCCACACGTGAAAGGAGATGGTGTTCAGCAAAATTTTACAGCGCATGAAATAACTGAATATCAAAAGTGCATGAATAGTGTGGCATATTTTTGCGAGCACTATGTCAAGGTTATTGATCTTGATAACGGTTTGGTTCCATTTAAGCTTCGCGGTTATCAAACAAAATTGGTACGACATTATACCGATAATAGATTTAGTATTGTTCTAGCTCCGAGACAATCAGGAAAGTCAATTTGCTCAGTGGCGTGGTTGCTACATTATATTATATTCAATGGTGAAAAACAAGTTGGAGTCCTTGCCAACAAAGGTGCTACCGCTCGTGAAATGCTAAGCAGGCTTACTCTTATGTTGGAAAATTTACCATTTTTCCTACAGCCTGGATGTAAGGTATTAAATAAAGGAAGTATAAGATTTAGTAATAACAGCGAGATTATTGCAGCTGCCACAAGTTCAAGCAGCATTCGTGGAAGAAGTATGAATGTTATTTTTCTTGACGAATTTGCGTTCGTGCAAAATGCTAATGAGTTTTATACTTCAACATATCCTGTTATTTCATCTGGTAAGGAAACTAAAGTTATTATTACAAGCACACCAAACGGTGTTGGTAATATGTTTTATAAGTTATGGGAAGGATCAATACAAAAAAGTAACGAGTTTAAAGGTTTTAGAATTCGTTGGCAAGATGTTCCAGGTCGAGACGAAGAATGGAAACGGCAAACCATTGCCAACAGCAGTGAATTGCAATTCTCTCAAGAATTTGAAGTTGCATTCATTGGCAGCAGTGCAACTCTTATATCATCCGAATCATTGCTTGGATTATCAGCAATTGAACCGTTAAAACGACAACATGGAATAAACTATTATTATGAACCTGAAGTCGGTCATGATTATATTATGACCGTTGATGTAAGTAAAGGTCGAGGACAAGATTACAGCACATTCAGCATAATTGATATTTCAAGCATGCCGTTTAAAGTTGTTTGTACATATCGCGATAACATGGTTTCTCCACTAATGTTTCCTGAGTATATTATGCGTGGAGCAAAACAATACAATGAAGCATTGGTTGTAATTGAAAATAATGATGCTGGTATGGTTGTTTGTAATGCCATTTATTATGATTACGAATATGATAATACTTTTGTTCAAAGCAGCACCAAAAGCAATGGTATTGGTGTTACCATGAGCAAGCGTGTTAAACGAATAGGTTGTAGTAACTTAAAAGATTTACTTGAAAGTGGTAAACTACAAATATGCGATGCGCATACAATTCAAGAATTAAGCAGTTTTGAACCAAAAGGTGACAGTTATTCAGCAAGCGGAAATACACATGATGATATGGTTATGAATTTGGTAATGTTTGCATGGTTTGTATCCACCGATGCTTTTGGAGGTATGAGTAATGTTGATCTTAAAGAATTGTTATATAGCGATAAAATTAAAGAAATGGAAGAAGACTTACCGCCGTTTGGAATAATAAATAATGATAACAACGGCACTTCAAATTTTGAAAGTTTTGAAAGGTATCAGGAAACAGTTGATAGTATGAAAGAATGGGGAAACCTGTGAAATAACGGTATTTATAAATATGTCTTAGATTGAATTAAATTCTTATTATGGACAACTTATTATAAAACACAATACTGAACTAAAAATATGCCATTCTTAATATCACCAGGCGTTCAAGTCAATGAAATCGACTTGACCAACGTCATTCCCGCACTTGCCTCCAGCACAGGTGGATATGCAGGTCACTTCACATGGGGTCCTATAGGACAACTTGTTACTGTAAGTTCCGAAAAGGACTTGATTACAAAATTCGGATCACCGGATGCAAGCACAGCAAAATCATTTTTGACTGCAGCAAGTTTCTTAAAATATGGAAACAATCTTAAAGTTTCCCGCGCCGTCGCAACGGATGCAAAAAATTCAACTGGAGCTGTGGCAGGTCAAACTGTTTCCACTCTTGATAAAAGATTAATTCGTAATCTTGATGAATACCAATCAATCACAACTCCTCTTACAACAGCAGCGATTACCGCACGTTATCCAGGGGCAGCAGGTGACAGTATTCGTGTTATTATCACGCGTCCTACCCAAAACGCTTGGGATGCTACCGATTCTATTAGTAATATTATCCGACAAAATTTCTCAAACAAACCGGGTTCAACATCATTTGCTGACACTTATGCAACAAATATCGGCCAAAATGCTGGAACTATATTGGATGAAATTCACGTTCTTGTAATTGATAACACAGGCGCAATCTCAGGTACTCCTGGTTCCATTTTGGAAAGATATGAAGGACTATCACTTGCAAGCGATGCAAAAACCGAAACTGGTGCAACAAATTATTACAAAAGTGTAATTAATCGTTCTTCCAACTACATTTATATTACTTCATTAAGTGCGCTTGGCGTTACCGAATGGGACCAAGCAGATAAACCTATTGCTCAAGTATATGCTGCAGGTTCAGAAGTAACAGTTCCAGTGCTTAATTCACTTGGAGCTCAATCAGTTGTTAACTCACCATTTGCCTATAATGATAACTACGATATTACCACCGGTACTGCACAAGTAGAAACTCAGACAATCGTTGCAGCATCAGGAGCAACAACGGCGGGTAACTTAAATGTAACTGTTACAAGTGCGCTTGTTACAGGATCACCTCTTGTAATTCCAGTTGCGTTAACAACAGCAGATAATACAGCCGCAAAAGTCGCAACCAAGGTTCGTACCGCGCTTAATAACACTGCAGCCATTACTACTCATTATACGGTGGACACTGGCACAAATGCAACTTACAGCCTTACGGTTATTAAAAAGCCAACCAATTCGGGAATCACTGATGCATCATTTAATATTGCACATGCCAATGGTACAAGCGTTGGTATTACCGCTTCAACAAATTCAGTAAGAACCGAGGGACTTGTTA